TTGAAAACACTGCGTCTAAACGGATTTTGCAACTTTGCAAACCAAGAATGTTCTATTCTTGTAAATATTCCTCACGATTCTGATCTTGAAACTTCCGACCAAAGAACTAAAATCAGCAGAATCAATTGTGATTATTTCAAGATTGTTCGCTGCAATCCCAGAAAATGTCCAATATTAGAATCTAATCATTTGGAGTTTTGACTTTTCTTCTCATAAAAAGGTTTATAAAACTCCGGCAGTTCTGGAACCACATAGGAATCAATTTCAATATCATCATCTGAAAAGATAACCTTTAATTCCGGTTTATCCGTCATTGCATCATGTGAAAACAGCAAACTCTTAATTCCATGAATTTCTTTTCCGTCCTGATACAGGTGTGTGGTTCCATTTTTTTCTGAAACAACTTTTAGCATTTCCTCACCTCCTTGTTGATTGTAAAACAATTATAAGTCGGTAAAAAACATTTGTCAATAGTTTTTGTTGATTTTTTCAACATTCTGTGTTATTATACAAATACGGAAAGGAGGTGCGAAAATGAATGAGCGAATAAAAGAAATTAGAAACGCTCTCGGATTCACGCAACAGGAATTTGCTGATAAAATAAAAGTAAAGAGAAACACTGTTGCTACTTATGAAATGGGGCGAAGCGTTCCAAGCGATTCTGCTATTGCATTGATATGTTCTGTTTTTAATGTAAATGAAGAATGGCTCCGAAACGGGACCGGAGAAATGTTTCAGCCGACCACCAAGAATGATGAAATTTCAAGGCTTTTGGGAAATGTTTCTAAGATGGATGATTCTAATTTCAGAAGACGTCTTATCAATGCTCTTGCAATGCTCGATGATGATGGATGGACGCATCTTGAAGAATTGATTGATATGATTGCAGGAAAAAATTAAAAGAAAGACCATGTACAACACGTGAGTACATGGTCTTTTCCGTTATTCCAGAAGTGTTTTTATAAATATGTAAATCGAACGTAGCCAACACAGATTCTCAATCCTATTAACCATTTCAATAATTCGTTGTCGGTAAACTTCCTTCTCATTCACTAAAAACCCTCCAATCAAAAATCCGCATGTGCCGTAAAGTAGCTTAACAGAATTACAGAACATACGTTCTTGTTTTGTCAATATCAATCAAATCTTGTCGAATCGTGTCGGATTTTGCAGAAAGGTTATGTATGCGAAAAGATTGACAGATTTTCCCGAAAAAAGTAAGCTATTCGTATGGGGAAACACCATGCGGATTAGTGTTCCCCCAGCCGGAAGTTGATGTCTCTTTTTTGAGACAAGCATATTTTAACACTTTAAAGAGGGAGGACGGAACACTATGAAAAAGGAAAATTTGTATAAATTATCGGGACATTTTACCAGAGAAAACACTATCTTTACAGATAATTTGCGTCACAACTTAGATATTTGCTTAAAGTATTCAGACATTACCATTCATGAACTGGCTGAATCAGCCGGTATTTCTTTTGACACGCTTAAAAATCTCCTTTATCAAAATTCCAAAGACTGTAAGTTGTCAACTGCCGCCCTCTTATCAAGGGCTATAGGTGTTACAGTGGATGAGCTAATCGGACTTGACACTATTTCCGAAGAGGACATGGACTGCATTTCTATGTTCCGTGAAATGCCTGAACACTACCAATATTTTGTGCGCTGGTTCGTCCGCAGGCAATATGAGCTTTCTTTGGGCGGTTTCCGGCAAGGGAGAAAAACTGTCCCTGTGATGAATCTGGAGGAACATCCAGACGGCACGTTACATATTTCCGGCGAGTTTGAATCCCTTGATATCACTGATATTCCGCAAAATATCAAGCCGCAAATTTTTATGGGCATAAAAACATCCGTCGACAACTATATGCCGCACTATTCTCCGTATGATATCCTCCTGATTGCCAATGACCGCAATCCACGCCCTACCGAGGATAGCATCATCATTTACGGGGACAATGTGTTCATTGCCCGCAGAAATCCTTGCGGAAATGGAAAATTTGAATATGTGAGCATCAGAGATAACAGATCACGATGCTCAGAAGTCGATGTTGATGATGTTATTGGTTATGTGGCGTATGTAGCGTAGAATATGGATTATACAATCTTAGCTGCAACGTAATAACAATATTTGCTATTACTGTAACTAGGAAGATTATTAGTTCTAAAACCATTGGCATCTGTTTCAAAGCAATTTTCTGTATATGAATTCGATGGGCCTACCATATAATTTATACTAACTCCTACAGACGAGAATACTCCAACTGGTAATTTGTCCCCGTCTCTTTTTAACATAATGATATTTGGCTGAAATCCTATATTCAAATACGTTCCAGTTGTGTAATGACCACTACTGATTAAAGAAGTTTTCTCTTGCACCCCGGCACTATGTCCAGTGTTATAGCCGTTTGTGTAATTTTGATCGTATTGAGATTTGCTATATAACCCATATCCATTAGGATTATTTTTTACGGCATTTTCTCCACTTCTATACCCGGAATTAAACGACGGTCTACTATCTAACGTTCCGTCACTGTAATATCCGGCATCCACAGATTTTGTTGTATTAATTTCAGACCAGTTCAACGTACCTCTGTTCGCCATTGTTCCAGAACGCTTTGTTTTTGCATCGGCATTGTAGAACGTCTTCCCGGACAGTACATCTCCCGTACCTGCATTTCCTGTTAAAGCAAGCGTTCCTGTCAATGGCTCTCCATCTGCACCAACAATTACTTTTCCGCTCAGAATATCTCCAGCCGCAGCAGTAACAACATCCAGATCAATTCCGCCACCGCCGCCCGGCATTAAAATCGTTCCCATAACCTAGACTCCTTTCAAACCAACCGTAATGTCTGTGGCTGGCTTTTTGTACACTTTGAATGTAACACTGCCATCAGAAGTTGAACCAGTTCCAGAAGATACAATTCCGAATGCCTTGCTGTATGCTTTCTGAGTTGCCGCAGATGCCCCGTCTGCTAGCAAACTGACAAGCACCGGAGAATCCGTCGATCTAATTCCATCAACCGTCACAATCTGCTGATATGGAGCTGCTGAGCCTGTCCATTCGTTTGCTCTCAGAGTCACTGGCTTAACTCCTTCCAATTTGTTCACTTCAATGTTTGTTGCGTTAATATCCTTTGCCCCAAAGGTGTCACCGGTCTGCTGATACTCTGTAGAATCTGTGAACGACACTGTACCATCAGAATTAGTTGTCTGTGCATACTTTCTCTGCGTACCGGTAGCAATGATATCATCTTTGTAATCTGTCTTTAATGCCATTTATACTCTCACTCCTTTCATTCCACCCAGCCTGAACGATAGCACTGGCAATCCCGCTTCTTGCCTGTTCAGCATTTCATAGATGCTCAGCATAGCTGATTCTATCCGGTTCAGTTCGTTCCACTGAATAAAAGCCCCATTGCTGTAGAAAGTTGCCGTAACGCCCAGATCTTGCGTGAAAACATTATCGTTGATTGTTTCAAGGTTCTTCTCAAAATTATTGATTTCACGGGCATATGGATATTCGGCATACCCTTTATCCGCTCCCATATTGATAATATTGAAATCCGGGTAAAGCTCTTCCGCTCGTTCGTGTAAAAAATTAAGATTTCCTTTAATCCTGTTGTAATCCGATATATTAAACCGGTCTCCAACCGCCCAGTTTGTTTTAGGCTGAATCCACGCCATATTACAGCACCACCTTTCTTGCCTTTAAAGTGCCTGACCATCCGGAGCTATATTTCAGCTCATTCTGGTAGGCTCGTATCATCGTGTTGTCTCTTTCTTTTAATTCCATATAGAAAAGATCATTCGCATCTGTTCTCGGATCTCCGTTCCACGAAATTTGATAATCTACATCACCCAGATAGTAGGACGCAAGCCATTCTTCCTGATCTTTTGCCAGCTCTTCGGTGCTGATAAGTGGATTACTCCATGCTTTTTCAATACCCGTGTCATTGTGGTTGACTCTGTAATACAGTTCATCCACAACATATTCATATCCTTTGACAGAATATCTGATTTTTTCACCTGCTGCTCCTGTGATCTTAATATCTGCGAAGTAGTTGCTGCTGGCAGTAATCGCTGCCGTTGCGTTCCCTTCTTCTACTGACACTGTAAGACCGTATGACGCTTTGCTAAAATGAATCGTTTTCGTGATCTCTGTTCCGGCCAGTGTGAGTTCTTCTGACGATAATTCTTTAATTGCCAATGTAGAATTTCTGTAAAGGCTTCGCTTAACTGCAATCGTTTTGACTCTTTCTTGTCTTGTTGCAGTCGGTGAACCCTTTAGATTGTAATCTCTTGACAGCGTGTAATCTGTTGCATTTCCGAACAATACTGAGTCAACCGCCACTCTGGCATTTGGGTAACCTTTCTTGAACACAATCTCCATGACGTCGAACCGGTCAAGCTGTTCTGTGTACTGGCTGTATAATCCAGGATTTTCGACCGTTACATCCTGCACCTGTTCTTCCTGATAGTAGGTTACTACGTGGTATTCTTTAGGTGCTACATTCCGAAATTGAATAGCAAAACCGTAACAAATATATCCAGACTCCAATTCGATGATAATTTTTGGTATGTCCTCAAACTCCCCGTTTTCATCCGCTATGCTATCACTGACATATCCAGTCGTATCAACATAATCCGCTTCTGACTCCGGAAGAAACGTCACCGTTCCATCTACCACGGAAAAATCGTTACTGAACATTGCATATGCTGTCCGCTCTCCGGATTTCAGAACATTTTCTGCATGGCTGAATCCTGTTTGTGCTGCCGTCCCGTTGTCCCCTATCGGTAGTACATCTTCTCCCGGATACAGGAAATTACTTGGATACAGCAAATCTATTCCGGCACTGGAAGTCATATCTGGAATAAAAGACGATCTGATCAGTACCCTTCCTTTCCGGTCGACGCTCAAAACGCAGCGTCCGGCATTCGATATGATCTGCAAGGCCTCTGAATGTTTCACTGCCGGCATAGGATTGCACACCTTGACATCATGCAAATATGGGTCGATTACATATTCTTCCGGTTTCATACCTGCATCTGTCAAAACATCTAATGCCAGATCATACAGAGATATGCCCTCTGTGCGGTACAGACCTTTGTAATACGTTCCATTCAGTTTCCAGTCAAATACATCAACCATGGTAAATTTGGCTTCTGTATCGGTCGCTGACCACGATTTAAGGAATGTTGTAATCTCCGGCACCCATTCAATTGTTCCTTCACCATCCAGATCATATCCGAATGACACTTTCATCTCCTGCCCCTGCTCCATGTAGGCAACGGCTGATTCCGGGTTATCCGGGTTGTAATACAAATCCTGATTGTCCACTGTAAGGGTCATATCCTGACTCGGAAGAGACTCGCATACAGACGATACATAGTCTTTGTAGGTGAAAGATTTCACCTGCTTATTTGAGAAAGTATTGGAAATTCCGCAGGTAAATTGGAAAATCCGCATCCTTCCATGTCCATTAACCATGGTTACCGGTGTTATCCGCAGAAACGTTACCGCATCGAATGTGTCCTCGGTAACAAATATTTTCCCGGCATTTTCATAGGTTTTCGTACCATTATCAGACTGAACCGTAAATGAAGTAGGGTAGCATTCCCCAAAATCAATTGTAAGTCCCTTGATATCCGCAATGTTTCCGTCAAAGGAAATGTACATGGGACTTAGCAGCTCACTCGTCACCAAACCATTGTTGTAATAGTCGTACCCTTCATATTCCTCTGGCAGAAAGTACATGGTTCCGTCAACCTTTGCGAAATCCTGCTCCATGGTGGCATATACCCGGCTTACAGTGTTATCTTTGAACACTTCCGTGTTATTCGCAAAGTAAGCAAAATCATTATCAGATTCTTTTGCAACTACGTTATCTTGTGCTGTGGAACTGATAATTCCGATTCGGGCAGTTATATAGCCACGGTTCCTCATCGGCTGCCTCATGGCCTTTTTATATGCTGCACTTACATTTTGCATGATCTATCACTCCCAACCGGCATCAATCAGATTGAATTTGCAGTTTTCATACTTTGTAACAATGTGAGAATCCGGGTCTGCATACAGTGGAACCCCCGTTCTGTCCCCCGGGTACATTGTAATGGTGATTGGTCTCCCTGTTCTGTAGTCCTCAAATGTTACAGGTACAAAATATGGTTTAATTGCATCCAACATGCTCTGCCACTTAGCTGCATCCAGCATTGCCCATTCCATATTGTTCAGCTTAAAAATGTCTCTTCCTACTCTCTGGCCAATGACTGCATTGTTCGCATTTCGCCCGGCATTTACCGTTGTGCTGATAATATACGAAAATCCCACCCTAGGGCACGGGAAGTCTACCCCGTTCACGTTTAGGAAAGAGGACATGCCAGAACCAATTTTTATTTTTTTTTCTGCCATTCAGGCACCTCCGTTCTCGGCAGAAGTGCCCTCCGGCAGTCTGCCAGTATCTTTTTCTGGTTAGCGGATGCCTGCATCGTCGGCACCCGGTATGTTTCTTACTCTATCAATTTTGCTTTTAAATTCCGGCGGATAGAACCGGACATAAAGTGGGACAGGCTCTTTTCTGTGCCCTTCCGGTAATTCGTCTGCATATACATATCAATTAACGGAATATACTGGTCTAGCGTCCACACATCATCCATGATTCCGTATTCGTCCTCGTCTTGATGCAAGTAATTGTATACGATATTGCTAATAGCCGGTCTTGTGAGTGGCTTATGCGGCTTTCCTTGCGTTCTGGCATATTCGCTTACAAAGTATTCAGCTATGTCCTTCAACTCGGCTCTATAGCCGCTAGCAGGTGATTCTCCTTCTTCCGTCATTGCCTCGTCAATGGCCTTTGTGACCGTAGGAGATAACGTACCACCTTCAGATGTGGGAGAGACCTCTTTTTCCGCAGAAAAAGAGCATACTCTCATACTATCGTAATCATTGTTATTGTAATCATTGTTAGTAATACATGTTATAGGAATGCCTGTTTGTGCAACTCCCGAATTACACTTTGTGTTATTCCCTTGGGAATTACATTTTGTGTCATTCCCGTTTTCCTGTTTTGGCAATTCCTGATTGTTTTCTCCGGTAATTTCTTTTCTTAAATTCTCTTTCCAGATCGCAACTGCTTCATTGATTTTTTCCCATTCAGGTCTAATATGGACAGTAGGCATAGAATTAAATTTATACTTCGCCAAAGTAATAAATCCTTTTTCGGAGAGTCTTTTAATTGCTTTATCATACTGTCTCTCACTGATTCTGATTTCTTCCCACCAGTCTTTTCTCTGCTTTGCAATCCAATATTCCCCATCTTTAAATATGCGAACTTTTGTATTATTCTTTTTGTCTGGTGTGAACCAGTAAAGGATTCTGGAAAGAAGTGTTCCCTCTATCAAATCCCCTGTAATATCAATGTATTTGTGATATGTATGATTGCACTTTGCACTTGACAAAAATTCAATCTGTGTATTTATTTCATCTTCAGTTAATTTTTTCTGCTGTTCATTCATTCTTATACCTCCGACATCAGATATGTGTGCTCCCACATGCACTTGCGACAATAATAGTTGAATCAGTGGGAAAGCGACTGTCGTCTCGCCTTTCGGTAGCTACCCTATCCCACTGAAAAAGCAGCCGGAGGAATCGAACCTCCATAAACCACTGACTGCTTGCATGTGTTTTATACGGCCTGTAACAAGGCATTGTTTTCATTTAAGAATTTCTTAATTTGGTCATATCCCCAACCACACCCGATGAGTCCGCTGACAAGCATTTCTTTTGACTGGACTATTCTTAAATCCTCTTCGCTAAAAAAGTCTCTCAAATTTGCTTTATCGTCTACTCCATACTCTTCCCGGAGCTGTTTTGCATTTTTACCAAATACAGCTTTGTAAATTACATTTGTATATGTGGAGTAGGCATGACCATGCATCCGATCATTTTCTTCTGATTGTTTCAAAGTATTGGTAAGAGCCTGCCGGACTGCAATGCCTTTTTCTCTTTCTCTGATTTTTCCGATAAGAGCTTTTTCCATTGCGTTAAACTGGCGAATATATGCTTCTTTGAACTGCATAGCCTTTTCACCGGTATACCCCATTGCCAATAACGTAAAGCCGTCTCTGGTCATAATAAACATTGATTGATTATGACCCTGTTCATTCACATATTTCGACTGCACGAAATTGTGCAATCGAAAATCTTCACTGCATTTCAGCTCACGTATATCCTGTAAAACCCTACGGTGTTCCTTTCCGAACGTTTCCGCTACATCAAGGCTAGTTACGGTCGCAACTTCTTCTTTCTGGATTTTTGTGATCTCAACTAACATATACCATCCTCCTGTGATATTTATTGTTCGTTTCAGACAAACAAAAAACGCCCACCAGACACAGTATCTCTACCATGTCCAGTGAGCGTGATTCTCAAAATGTTTGCCGTCCTTGCTCGGTTCGTCCTATCCTTTTCGCCCCGTTCTCCCCTCAACGACAAGCCGGGCGGAGCTGATGGATTCGGCTGAATTTGATTTTATTATAGCAGTTTTCCCCTAGAATATCAAGGTCTGCTGTGCATTTGCAGAGTCGATTTGTTCTGCCAGAACATACGGCGGCTGATAGTTATTGATGATATCAATAGCCTTGTCCACCTGACTCCGTTTCAATGCCCGGTACGTCTTGATCTGGAAGTTGTACTTCAAATTCGCATAGATGCCCTGATACACCTTGCGGCGAATGGATTTATCCCGGTACACATTAGAGGTCTTACCTCCCATCACAGCCAGTCCCTTGCGCTTCACAGCGGATGTTATCCGGTCTTCCTCTACCGGGAGAATCGGTAAATCCATTTTCAGACTTTCCATGTCCTTCTTAATGCTGTCAACCTCCTGCTGCAACTCCATGTGCCCCTGCGCCAGAAGCATAATCTTGTCGTTGGTGCTGATCGGCATGGTGTATGAGCCATTCTTCCTAATTGCCGGGAGGACTTCTGATGTCACCCACTTCTTGAATTTCTTTGCGGAGTCAAGTTTGCTGCCGAAGATTAGGCTGTATAAGCCGGATTCGTTGATAATTGTCATATTCTGCATTCCAGAAGGGGTCTCCATTTTGGAGATACCTTTATCATCGTCGTCAACATGCTTTCTAACTGCATCGGATGGCTTCTCGTATCCCAGAGCTTCCGCAACGTCTTTGCCAACAAACCACGCTTCTCCGTCGATTTCGACAGTTCTAATGTCTCCAAAATCCGGGTTATTAAAAATCTGAATATCAGTCATAACTTCGCACCTCCAAATTCAATTTTTCCATTGGACAGGCACTTGCAGGCATAGCCAAAACCTGCGATAAATGCTTTTTCCTGAATGTTCCATACCTGCTTATTTATAGAGCCTTCAATGTCACTGGCAAGTTCTGGATTAAGAATATCATAGACTTTCTTCCAAGCATCATCATATTCCTGACCCCATGAAAGTTTTTCCGATTCGTCAGAATTACGCCACTGCTCGTAAATCATTTTTGCAAATTCTTCCATTACTGCACACCGCCTTTCATTGCTCTGTCCTCTCTGTAACCGCTACGGACGAATCCGTAAATGAGTTTCAAAATCCGCTCATTGCTGATACATTCCAGCATCTTAACAATCTCTTCTTTGTAACTCATTACTTCTCACCGCCCTTCTGGTTATCTGCCAGCTTATTGGTGTAGGCAAGGATACATTTCAGGAAATGCACGTTGGTATGCTCCAGATTGTTGATGATTAATTCAATAAGTTTTTCTCGCATAAAAAACCTCCTGTGAAATATTGATTTTCCACAAGAGGTATGCTACACTATCAATGCATATCCCTTGTGGATGTTGTACTCATAAGAACAACTTCGACCCGCCAAAGTTTTAGTTGTTCTTATTTTTTTGGGCTTTTTGGTATTCATCTTCAATACCACGCCTGACAATCTCTGATCTGCTTACATTAAACTTTTCTGCTGAATAATCAAGCTTTTCAAGTGTTTCTTCGTCAAGCCTGGTTCTTAACATAAAGTCTTTTGGATTGTCTTTGATTTTCTGCCCCATTTTAGGTGACACCTTATCAACTCCTTTCAAAACGTTGCTACATTTTGTATTTTTATACTAACATTGTAGCAACAATCTGTCAATACTTTTTTTGCAAAAAAATGATGCCCTATAACAGGGCACCACTTTTATGAAATCTTTTGAATTGTCGCATTCTCAACATTTAAGAAGTTGTTTTCTTCCATTAAAGATAAATGAAAATCGTCTTCAAAATACTGATACATAAGTTCATCTTCTTCGTTTTTGAAGTCTTTATAATTCTTGTATAAAGTCACACAACCTCTTTGACCTGTTTTTGCCTTAAAAATGTACCCGCCCAAAGGCAAGTCTCTTCCTACAAGATATCCTCCCGCTGGATAAATTCCTTTTTCTTTGTCGTACATATCATTCTCTCCTTACAGCTTTGCTTCAAAAACTCTACCGCATTTTGAGCATACAAACGTGGTCTTTCCACGTTTACCACCGATTCCTGTTGCGGCTCCTACGATTCCACCAACCGGACCTCCCAAAGCAAATCCAACTGTGTTTCCTACAATTGCCTTTCCGAACGAAAATTTTTTCTTTGTGTCAGCAGGGATTCCAATTCCATCACATCCCCAGCTAGGACATTTGATTGTTTTTGCCATCTTTTCTCCTCCGTTTAATAATTTTTTATTATATCTTCTAGGTCACTTTCCGATACAGAATAGTGATATTCAAAGTCAGATGCACTATATGAACCCATCATAGAATTTAATTTATCAGCAATAGACGCTCCTATAGCTGCTCCCTGTTCATATGGGTCATCGGAAGAGTCCAGTGCTTCTTTTGCTGTCTGACGCTGATATTTTGTAAAAATTGAATTCCATTCTTCTTCTGTTCCACCATAGTATATTTGAATTTTTTCATCTTCATCAGGGTGTAAATAATTAAGTGTTGCATCATACACTACTTCCATTGATTCCGGGAAATATACGCTTTCAACATCGGAAAAATTAAATACAGCATTATTGATGGTTTTAATCCCATCACCCAATATCAAAAATTTTACCTTATTTGTATCAAGAACAAATTCTGATAAATCAGTGGTGTAATTTTTCTCATTCACCTCATATTCTGGCTGAATATACAAAACCTTTGATTTACCATCATAGCTTTTTAAAATCATGCTATCATCAGATTTTTGGTGTTCGAACTTAGAAAGATCGGCTTTTGCGCTTTCTAAATTCATTTCCTGACCTCCGCATCCGGTAAGCATAACCGCTGCTAAAGCAATGCAAACTATCCTTTTCATATAACTTTCCTCCCATGAAAATATACCCAGATTATACCACGGAAAAAGACAAAAGAAAAGAGGCGGCAGGTTTTACCCTACCGCCTTAATTTTACGTGAAACTGAAACCATTCCGGCTGATACGATTATTGATCGCATTAACCAGTTCCCGTCCGTCTACATTGATGGATGCATCCTTCTCGGCTGTTTCTCTGGTATTATCCGCAATCTCTGACAGATACGGAGCCAGTGCTTCTGTAACCGCAGCCTTAACGCCCTCACGGATTCCAGCAACAATCTGTTCGTTGTTCGCCACAGCTGTTCTACCATTCGAGAACTGACCAACCATCTCATTGTGGTTAGCAAAGAACAAGCCGTCCTCCGGGAAACCTCCGACTTCATAAGCTGGAATGGTAACATGAGAAATGCTATCAAAATGTACTTTGTGAAGTGAGGAAACACCCATTACAGCGGCATTCTTGTTGAAGTCACTTATTAGGCTGTTCATGGACTTCTGGATTTTGGAAAGACCGGCATTGAATACGTCGATCATACCGTTCATGACATTCCCTACCATCTGAACAATTCCCTTAAATCCTTCGTACAGTCCGTTCTTCATGCTCGTTCCAAATGCATTCCATTTTGCAACGGTAAACCAAACTGTAACGTCTGTATTCCACCATGTTGTCAGGTCTTTATGCCACTGATCGGAAAATTCATCCCACTTATCTTTCAGAGCTTTTCTGAAATGCTCGCCCTGTTCTGTCCACCTTGCAACGGTAAACCATGGCATTACATTTACAGTAAACCAAAGGTTAATGCTGGATTTCCACCATGTAACAAATTCATTCCACTTCTGCTGCAAGCCAAGCTTCATGCCGTTCGTTTTGGCATTCCAGAATGCATCCGTGAACCACGGAGCCACATTCGCAGAGAAGAAGGATGGCATTGCCGTTCCAGACCACCATGTAGTAAGTTCACTCCATTTCGTCTGAAATCCGGTAAGCATTCCGGTAAATGCCGGTGTCCAAACTTCCGGTGAAAGAGCGGATGTGATGCCGTAAATCCATTCATTCATTGCATCAATGGTACTTTGAGAATTATTCCGGATTCCATCATTAAAGCTTTGAATGGCACTTTCAGCAAGAGAGCGCCCGGCATCTTCCATTTTGCTTGCATTTTCCTGCGTTCCTACAACATATCCGTCTACAGAATCACCTGCTAATGCTGCAAATTTTTTGGAAGGACTGTGGCTATCCTGTGCCGCTGCGAATGAATCTAACACGTTTTGCGCCATCTGGCTTGCCGCTTCCTGTGCTTCTGTGCTGGTTGAAAGCGTATTAGAATAACCTGAAATAGAATTACCAGCAGCCTCAACCATGCCATCCGTCATCATGCTGGTAAGCTCTGAAATGGTATTTCCAACCATATCATATGCCCCTTTAGCATCTGCCAGAGTTTGCATAGTTTCTTCATATTTGCCTTTAAAGCCGTTCAGATCTTCTGACGCTTCACCAAGTTTCTGTGAAAGATAATCGTAATTTAGCCAGTTAGTCTCTTCTCCATTATTTGTGATTTCATCCCACAATCTTTGCTGTTCATCAACAAGGGCAGTGGTATCATCCGTGGAAGTAAGAATTTTTTGTGAAAGCTGGTCGTATTGAGCTACAAGGTCTTGCTTTTCGAGAATTAAATTGAAATTTTCCTGCAACTCATTCATTTTTTCCTTGCTGGCATTTGCATCATCCAAAGCCTCTTTCATCGTCTTGTAGGCAGTGATCTGCTCGGAATATGCACTTTTAAGTTCGTCCTGAATTGCCGATAATCTTATATCTTCAAGTTTTGACTGAATTAAGTTCTCAACGCTTTCTCTCGTGGTATTGAGAAGACCGGTCTCCTCGTTATAGTATTGGCTAAGTCCCGGAAGAGTATCTACCAAACTGCTTGCCAAGGATTTCATTTTTTCCTTTTCTGCGTTTGTCAGATTCTCTTTTTCAGCCAGATCAAAATATTGATTAGCCAAATCCTGCGCCATTGTAGCTTCTGCTGTTCCTACTTCGTCCACATATTCTTTTGAAGCTTGCATTCTTTCTACAGTTGCCTGTGCAGTTCCTCTTAACCGCTCTGTAATATCAGACAGCTTTTCACCGTAAAGCGTCATATCTTCCTGCTCGGAAAAAGCTCTACTTGTTCCGCTTATTGCTGCCGCTAAAGCTGTAAATGCCGCTACTGCCAATCCAGCGGGACCGAATGCAACATACAAAGCAGCGCTCGCTGCACCTGCTCCTACTGCAATTTTAGAAATGGAAGAAACTAAGTTTTCACTTCCAGACTGAAGATCGTAAAAAGCAGTACGGATGAGCGCAAATTCTGCGACTACGGAAGTAACACCTATAATGCCCTTTTGCAATCCGGTGAGATTATCTCTTATGTTTGTAATGGCTGAATTTAATCCACCAGCCCAGTCTCCGTAATGAATGCCAAACATCAATCTCTGGAAAGAATCTCCTGCCACATTAACAGCAGATGCAAGGGAAGAGGATTTTGTTGCTAGGTAGCTAATACTATCTGCATCACCAGTGAAAGCACCAATTCCAGAAGATACCAGTTTTACTGCATTGTTGAGGTCTTTGAAAGCTTTTGTAACTTTACCAGAAGCAGGAATTAACAAAAGCAATGCAGTATCAAGCCTTAAATTTCCGAAGAAGTCAGTAAAGGCATTTACCAGATTTGACCATTTGAATTTCTTTATTGCTGCAACGAACGCTTTTTCAAATCCTTTTACCCACGTATTCAATGTAGTTGCTAAAAGTTTGAAATTAAAGTTTGAGAGAAACTTATTGATTCCAGCAGCAATAGACTCCCCAAAGTTTGTCCAGTCAAATTCTGTTCCGAAGGAATTTAAAAATTCCAGAGCTGTATTCAGCGCTCCGGCTATGGTTTTTCCGATATTTCCAAATAATCTCGGATTGATAAGACCATTAAGGAAATCCGCCAGACCTTTTCCGAAGTTTCTAGCTTTTTCGTAAATGCTATCCCAGTCAATACTTTCCATTGAACGGGACAATTCCTCGCTGATATACCGTCCAAGCTGGTATAAATCTTTAATGTTACTCTGAAAATCCTTAAAGATAGTGTCTGTTTTAACCAGACCACCAGAGCCAGCACCGCCACCTGTGCCACTTGCACCGGAACCAGAACCGCCGGAACCTTTTCCGTTATCATCACCATTGTTAATATTCAACTCATCCAGTGCATGAAGATTGTTCTTCATCTTCTTTGTATTGTCAGCTGCTTTACCGGTACTGTCTGCCAGATCATCAGCTGAACTTGCCGCATCTGACCAGTCATCAGCTACACCACCGCCGGACACTTCAAATTTCCAACCGAAGATTGCACCAAGGGCATTTGTTACCGTTGTTGCAAAGCTGATTACCTTCTGCATAACAAAATTCAGAGTCCGTAAAAACGGTTTGAATGCGTTAATCAGCGCACCACCGATGATGCCGCCTAACTGCTGGAAGTTCTGTTTCAAAATTCGTACCTGATTGGCCCAGCTATCGGCTGTCCGGGCGAAGTCCCCCTGTGCTGCCGTGGTATTTGCTAGGACGTACTGATACCGCAGCATTGCCTTTTCTGCCTGCGTCATGGACTTAATATCAGCATCCATGCCGTTCTTCATTGCCCACTCTTTCAGAGTAGCCTGCGTCAGATCAAGTCCATATTTACGCAGCGGAACTACCATTCCGGTGAACACAGATTGCAGGTCTTTGGCAACATCTGCCTGATCTTTGTCGTAGAAAGATGCCATATCCGCCGTCAGTTTAGTAAGATTCAAAGACACATCGGACATAGAATCTGACAATCCAATATATCCGTCTGTGGCACCATTTAAGAACCTGTTTGCGTTCTCAATCTGTTTGCCGCCAACATCCATAGCAGTTCCCATAGCCTGGAATGTACTGGCATACTGCTTAACGGAAAGCTCGGACATACCGAACTGCTGAATGGAGTTTTGCACAAAGTCATTAACCTTGTACTCCATATTTCCGAACGTGGTACGGACAACGTTCTCAACCTCTGTTAAATCGGATGAGATATCAATAGCATTCCGGAAAAGTCCAAGTCCTCTAATGACCATCCAGTAAGTTGCGTAAAACTTGCCAATAGCACCTGCCAAAGAAAATGCACTCTTACTTGCGTTACCGGCAGATTTTGAGAAGGAGAAAAGACTTGTCCCCAGTGATCTTGCCGCAGTACCGCTAGATGCTCCTGTACGTGCCAGATTAGCCAGTGCCGTAGTCATCTGGATAATGTTCTGGCTGATGTATGGTGCTTTTGAAAGCGTCTCAAACAGGTATTTAAGGTTGTTTGCAAGCAAAGGTATATTATTTACCGCTCTCCCACTTGCAACGCTTCCTAGCCTTCCTATGGACGTTACAAGGTCGGTCAGGTTCTTGTTGTCAAACGACATAGAGCCGATCTGGTTCATCTGCCGGACAAAATTCTGTAATTGAGCAGAAATGCTCGGAAGATTTGACGTTGCCTGCGTTGCAGTCTTTCCACCAAGTTTCGCAATAGCTTTAATTGTGTTTGTCAGACCGGTTGGGTCAAATGTAAATGTTCCTACGCTGTTCATGCCATGCACAAATTGAGCAAGCTGATCTTTTATGAGCACAAGGTTTTGCGCGCCCTGCGTAGCCTTTGTACCGCCCAGTTTTGACAGTGAATTAGCTACATTCACTATTCCGGTCATATCGGTGTTCAAACCGCCAGAAACACTGTTTTTGAGCTGCGTCATAGAACCAGCTACTCTGGAAATCTGAGCAGAATCCACACCTACTACTTTCCCCATAGCAGTTGCCAGTGTTGTTATATTTCTGGAATTGAGATTCTGTGAAGCTCTGGTAATGCTATTAAGTCCAATAGCGACACCAGACATCTTGCCAACGTTGATGCTCAGGCTTGATGCCAGTTTCACCATGCTTTGAGCAAGTGCATCCAGCTTATCAGAAGCAGTTTTCGCATCCGCTTCAATCTTGATCTGAAGATCATCAATCGTGGTTGCTGCCATTTATTTCACCTCCACCATTAGTTTTTAGATGGTTAGCGAACACCTAAAACGGTGTCCGGTTGCTCGTAATAAGCAAAAAAGGGCAGTAAGCTTTGACACCTACTGCCCCATAAAATCAGACTAAAATTATGCCTGCACGATTGCCGCATCAAAACCGGCCTTTTTCAGTTTGTCTGCCATTGCCTGCGCATTTCCCTTTACCCCGTATGCGCCCACCTGCACCCGATAAAGAGATTTCGGATTGCCAGTGTTAGTTTCTTCACCTGCATCTGCCTTTGCGGTTTCAGAGGTCGCAGAGACCTTCTCACCGGTGATTCCGTAAACGATAGCGGATGCCATCTCATAGTAATTATAGAGTTTCACATCGTCCTTATCGTCCACGAAGCAGCACTCAACCAGCATTGCAGGTGCCTTGGTATTTTTCAGCACATGCAGACTGGAATTTACCTTTACACCACGATTCCGGAAACCTAATCTTGCAATAGCAGCACAGACTTTTTCAGCATAGACTTTTGCTTTGCTGGACGCAGAGTAAACCAGTACCTCGACTCCGGTTGTCTTGGCGTTACCTGATTTATCATTCGCACCGGAGTTGAAGTGGATGGATACATCCAGATCAACTTCATGCAGTCTGCATTTCTGCACAATTTTCCGTAATACGTCTTTCTGTCCCGTGCCATTATCCACGGTACAGTCATAGACCGTATGTCCAAGCTGCCGGAGCTGATTGATAACCTCATCCTTTACTCTCCTGTCCTCTACAGATTCCTGAATAAGACCTACTGCGCCACACGCAACTTTTCCTGCCGGGTTATGTCCGGCATGTACGTTAATTCTCATAATAATTTCCTCCTAATCAGGACTTTCTGGTAAACCTTGCTGCCGAAGAAGATTGATTCTCTGCTTCATTTCATACACAGCACATTCCTCTCTCGACTCGGTGTTTCCAGAAGTATTTTCTTTTTCGTCTTGAAGCATCGGTTTTTCAATGTATTTGGACTTCGGATGTTTTGCAAAATTATGTTCAATGGCTGTAGCCACGGCAGACAAGCCGTAATTTCCTAACCATGCCCACATCTGTGCATCCTTCCTACGTTCCTGGATTGCATAGCCTTTCAGACAATATCCAAGCTTCGTGGGATTAAGATGCTTGAACTCCTCTATTGAAATTCCGATGGAAAAAGCCACCGGGAAGTATTCTTCCCAGATTATTTTGTGCCAGTTGATTTCTGCTTGTGATCCTGCGGCACTTTTCGCTGCTTCTGATTCTCTGCCATCTGGTTCAGCATTTTGGTGATTCCGGACAGCTCGAAAAAACCGTCCTCCTCCATGCATTTACGCAGGTCTTCATACAGGTCTGCATAGCCGATTTTATTCTCTTTCATATATGATTTCATCAGAGCTTTTGCTTCTGTCTCTGGTACCGGGTTATTCTCCATCAGACCGACAAAAAATCCGGTACGGCAGATGTGCGGAATATCAGATACCATGTTGATTGTTCCGTTAATCATGTCTTTAGGCGTCGGATTCTCCATGTCAGCCGCATCTTCCAGAAGTGCTGCACCGGAGACAATACGGAACATCATAGACACAAAGTCTTTTCTTTCTGCCGCTTCAAAGCTAAACTCTAATTTGTAGTCATTTCCATTAACTGTAATTTCTTTCATTTCTTTTCCCTTTCCATGAATCTGTTATAGGAAAGGGGGCAGTCCGTAGACCGCCCCACATTTCACCTTTACCACATATCAACTTCCGGCTCAGCCGTTTCGTCATCGTAGCCAGTCACCACGGCTTTTCTGCTTTTAGCAGACTGGCTTATGATTTTTTTGTCAGTGTAATAGCAGTTGGATAACCGTTCTCATCCTCTGTTACCGCAACATCATAGTCATCCTCAATCCACTTCGGGACGGTCTGTACGGAAACCGTAGCAGTACCGGTCAGATGATCGTCAGATGCCTCACCGGGAGCAAAAGCTTCCTGTCCGATAAATCCGCAAATGCCTTCAGAACCTTTTCCGTCAGTACCGTACAGGATGATGAAGTCGAGCTTCTTGCCCTCATTCTGCACCATCTCATCTTTGTACTTTTTCTCAAAAGCACCTTCAACTTCCATGGATCCAGCAGAACGTCTTCCCATCTCCTGAGTCTCAACAAGGTCTTCCAAAGTGGAAGTATCTACCATGTTCTGGGAGCCGAACGGGGAAGGAATTGATTTCGCTCTGATAAGCAACTTATAGGTTCCTGCCCAGTAAGCACCTGCTACCGCGCTGGAACTCGGTTCCTTATAAGCAATTCTACTTTTTAAGCCTGTTGCCATAATTCTTACCTCCTAAAAATAAGTAAAAAATAAGAGCATTGCTGCTCTTTATAATCTGTCGTTCCAATCGAATGTTCGTCTTGCCCGGAATTTAACTGCCCACAGCTTATCTTCTTTCCGACAATAAGGCATTCCGATTAACTGAAACGATAAATCCTTATAACGCTTTGCCACTTCGCTTGCTATGCTCATGGCTGTACTTCTGTCTTTGTTTGTAGTTACTTTGATCTGTGTGCTAAACAGCACGCTATTGATCTGCGTTTCCAGATCTGGATTCCGTTCTACCGGCTCTAATGCCTGTATAAGAATCGTTGGGAATGTAGGTGTGGTGCTCGACTGCTCATCACGGGTGATAAGTGCTTTTGGGTACTTCTCATGAAGCTGAGCATAGATTTTTGAAAACACATTTGTGTCAATGTCAAATGCCCATTGATTACCACTAGCCATTACCGAACACCTCCTTTGCAATCTTTGAAATTTCCAGTATCAGTTCCAGATCGGTCTCGTACATGAACGGTCTGGACGGCATTCCTTTTGTCCAGTGCCACTCTCCGTCTCTGTAGTAAAACCAGCCGGATTCCCCATGCTCATTAACATCATATTTCCAACCGGATACAGATGTATTCGGGTGAGGATTATGCGAACCGGTAATACCAGTACCAAACTCAACATATTTCGCCCACGGGCAATCCGTGTAGACGATATAGGTGCTGCCATACTGTAAAACCATTCCCGGAGTCTTTTGTATGCTCGCCCACAGTTCACCGGTATAAACAGCGTTGTGACTTTGAATTTTCATTTGAGCAATTTCTACACCACGTTCTGCCAGACGCTCCGCAAACGTCCGGCACTTTGCAATGATTTCTTTTTTGTACTTCAAAATCTCTTTTGATGCATCCCGGAATGTTTTTTCTGACAATGATACTGAAATTGTTTTTGACATATCACTTCACAACTTTCTGGAGCAAAAACAGATCAACAGTCAGGCCCTCATCAGCAACTCCCTTAACCTCATAATCAGCTGTTGTGCTGTCCACGAGTCCAGAGTCATCATAACCGACTTCCGACTTCTTCCAGACCACATCACCGGCTTTCAAAGGAAGGTATCCTTTATCGGTAACGATCTGTACATAAGTGCTACTGTCGTCAACTCCAAACTCTTTTACCAGAACTTCGCTCAACTTATTACTGATATTGGCATAGAACTCTTTTGGCTCTGAAAAACCAACTTTCTCATCTGCAATCAAAGGGATTTTGTTACCGTCACCATCCACGTAGTATTTGATGTTTCCATCATCATCTTTCTCATAGATGGTGACTTTTTGACCGTGCTGCGAATACTTCATCAACTGCTTATTGATGTCAAGCATCTTTCTTTACCTGTTTGTAGACCTGATTTACTCCGGTGCTGGCCAGACCGCTCACAATACCAACTGCAATTGCTGTCATAATGTCACTTGCCGGAAACTCCGGCATAACATACATTCCAATTGCACCAAGGATTCCGCCGGACACTCCGACGATAACCGGAATAAGATTATCTTTAATGCTCGGAACAGTTTTAGCTCCCAATCCGATCAGATAGCAGATAACGATGATTGCTAAAGATGTTCCAATCTGTGTGATGTCCATAATCTATACCTCCTTATGCTCATTAAGACGCTCTTCCAAGCCGTCCAATCTGTGATGCGCCGACTTTACACTTTCCTCAACCTTAACGATTCTTCCATCATGGGAATTGATCTCTTTCCTCATTTCCGAAACCTCGTTTTTGATTTCAGTTGTGTTATTCGATATTGCATCCAGTTTCATGTTAATGCGTGTATTTTCTTTTACACGTTCCTCAATATCCTTTGTGTCTGTCCGCTTATCACTTTTCAGACCCATAAAGACGGAAAAACTCAGTGATAACACGCTTATAATGATTGCTGCCGATACCTGTATCGTCACATCATATACCGCCTTCCTACTATAATTTTGCGTGCTGCCCTCCACCACCTATAGCACGCCCCTGCTACCTTTTTCGTTGCTCCGCGAAAATGGTAACGCTCAATCTACTAAAGTGCTTTTACAAACGGATATACACCGGCAAAAAGATTTTCACGGTCTTTCCATGTTCTGCTCACACCATTTTCTGTGTAAGAAGCCATGTAAGCCTCGCCTGCCTGTGACTTGTCATACACAGCAAGATTAACTATGACTCCCTCATAATTCTTTATATCACTGTCGATCTGTTCCTGCGTATAACTGCTCGGATACATCCGTCTGCTCGTTACTTCCTGCTGTGCCTGCTCAACCAACTGCTCAATCAGAGGATTATCTTCTTTATGGTCAAACACAACAGAATCGTCCGTATCAATATGAAATTGTTTTAACCGGATTTTCACCTGCTCAACCATCGTGTATGCCATAAGGATAACCTCCTACAAATTGAGCAGATTGATAAAATACTCTTTCAGAGCCGTACCGGTCATATCCTCATATCCCGGAACGTCATTCTCTGCCGCCAGAGCTTTCAGATCATCAACGCTCATTCTGTTAATCTCCGTTTTGGTATGTGCTTTCTCAAAAGGCAAAGAAGAGGCAGATTCCTCTACCTCTTCGATTTCTTCACCAGGAAGATACCATTTACCTTTGTATTTGACTTTATGATCGAAAACCATAAGTCCACCCCTTCCTAGTAACACTTGATAACGTAGGTGCTGTCCATTCTTTCATAAGACGGAAGAACGATCTCAGATGCAGTAGTTTTTGTGTGTACCGGGTCATTTGTAACGGTAACTGCTACTGCTACACCGGTATTTACGATGGACACATCTGCTTCTCCACTTCCCATAAGTGTTCTCTCTTCCGGAGTGGTTCCGTACCAGGTATTACCAAGTGCGCCAGACGGAATAAGAGTTGCAAAACCATCCGGGTAGAATTTAGCTGCTGTTCCGTCCTCTTTCTTGTACTGTTTAGAGTACACGATGATGCTGATTCCAAGCTCGCTGGAAAAGATCTCTTTTACACGATTGTCTGTCATGAATACGTTGGCAGTAACATTCTGAGCCAGAATTGCAGATTTGATCTTTGCATTCTGTTTCAGATAGTCCATGGTCTTTCTGGAAACAATCATGATAGACGGTCTTTCACCAGTTTCTGCTTCTACAGCATCCAATGCAACGGATACATCGTCCATCGGGTCAGAATTTGTAGTATCAGACCACTTGTCAGTGTCCGTTGTCAGGCTTGCAAAGTTCTTTGTCTTGTATGTTCCATCCGGGTCATAGTTGTAAGCATATGTTACTCCGTTTGCCTGAATAGAAATTTTCGGTGAACCATCAGTTGGAGCAAGCAGCTGCATAATCATTCTCTCTGGAACAACATTCGCGCCGTCGATCAGGGTATTTGCATCATCGAAAATTCTGCTCAGAACATCTGCTGCATACGGGTCTGTGCTGTCTTTAACACGCATGATTTCCTGTTCATCTGCTTCCTTAATGAGCATAGACTCACGGAAAAATGCCATTTCTGTTTCTGTAATTTTGAATCCCTCACGGCTTCTCAGAGTGGATACCGCATCAAAATTGGACGGAGCCAAAGAAACCGGAAGTCCCTTGGATGTCTTAATCCATTTCAGATCAAGACCCATTTTCTTTTTAGCCGGAAAGAGTCCAGCTCCAAGGTAAGCAATTTTGTTACTTGCTACTTCTGTCTGTACAAGTGCAATCGCTTTTGAATTATAAGCATCTCTAATATTCATTATTTCCTCACTTTCTACCGATAACTGTTTTCGGTCAGCGGCCGCAAATTTTTACGACCGGTTTTGCTTATTCAAATACAATCAGCGATAATGCTGTTTTGACTCCTGGTGCAATCGTAATTCCAGCATTTGCATTTGCATTTGCTTCGTTTACACACGCGAATGCTTTTACGATGGTTCCGTTAGGGTTAGAATCATACACATCATTAAGCAAAATACCTACGGCTGCCCCGTCAGAAGATGCTGCATTTACTTTTTTTCCAGTAGCGTCGATAGGGTTACCTGCTTTGCATAAACCATTCGTGAATGCAGTAGAATCAAGAGTGATTTCCTCGAAAAGCTCCCCTCCGAGACGTCTTTTCAGAATTTCTTTCTGAGTTGTTACAGTTGACTCTGTAAATTTCATCTTTTTAACCTCCTATATAGCTGTTTACAATGGACTCAGCGGCTTTATTCGTTCCAGCAAGGTTTTTACCAATAGCTTCTGCTGTCTTTTCCGCTTCTGTCTTTCCTTTATCACCGCCAGCGCCGCCGCCAGGAATATCCTGATTTTTCGCAATCTCCTGTTCTTTCGCCTGTGCTGCTGCGGTTTCTTTTTCGGACATAATCTTTCCAAGTTCTGCATAATCAAGGCTGCCATCGTCTTTCACAATGGTTTTTGCCTGTTCAGCAGTGATTTTGAAATTGGTCATAGCAGATTCTCTCTGATCTCTGATGGCATTCTTTTTCTGCAAATCTGCTATCTGCTGATTGGCTGTCTCTAAGGCTTTATTTGCCTTTTCAAGCTCTGTCAGATTGCCAGCTTGTATTTCATCAAGCTGTTTCTGCAAGTTGTCTGCTGTGTCAGCTTTAGCTTTGTACTGCTTTGCCTTGTTTTTCTCCGTAGCAACCTCTGAATTATTCTGATTAAGAAGATTAGTAATCTGTTCATCTGTTGCTTCTGGGAAAAGTTTTAATACATCTTCTCTTGTCATAATTACCTCCGTTAAACACACGCTTTTGTTACCGCAGGTCGCTCCTGCTGTGTTTTCTGCTATTTACCGCATAGCTGCAAATTTTTATAAAATAAAAACAGCCGTCGATTACTCGGTGACTGCCTTATTTGTTGGGTTTTGATTATTTAATTTTGATACAATTTCTTGTGCTTTGCGCTCCTGCTCTTCCACATCATCTATGGTTTTCCACAGATTATCCAGATACGGTTTTGACAACATGAATGTCTTTTCTGCATCTCCCCACAGACCAACGGTCTTAATAGCCACAATCGGGTGAATACCGCACTGTAAGAGCTGTAAGAGCGTCTGGGACTTGGTGTACATGTTATCCTGCGGACTGTGGTTGATCTGGACTTCAAAATCCCGGATAGACAGTTTCAAATCGTTTCCGGATACCCGAAGAGTATTAAGAACAACTGTGGCAAGACGTTTTTCAGATGATTTTACAATTGGGTCTTTCAATTTTGCACGGGTTTTTGAGAAATCCCAGCCGTTACGTAATTCGACGGCTCCCTGCGTGTCTCCTCCGGTATTACTCTGCTTAGTAGGGATTGCCAGAATGGATAATGCATTGTCCCAAAGATCATCTTTTGCCACCTGGCATTGTGTCTGGTTAAGCTCCTGCGTCATAATGTCGACATCTGACTTGTTATCTTTGTTGATGGACTTAACAACAAGAGCATGATTCATTTTCATTTTCTCAAACTGCTCTTCGTCCACATCACAGTTCACAAACTTAATCCACGACTGAACAAACTGCTCAATGCCGTCCATTCTATTAGACTGCATATTGTTAATTGCATCAAGCATGGAAATTACCAACTCAATGTCTGAAATTCGTTCGTGATTGTTCGGATACTCTACAATCGGGATTCCGCCATATGTATGTAGTTTTGATTTAACCACATTGCTGTCAACAATCTTAAATGACATCGTTTCGGAAAATGCCAGTTTGTAGTATTTTCCGTCCTCATCCTTCAATTCTTGCACGGCAAGAACTGGTTCTTCCGTGCTTCTGTTATAGATAACAAAAGTATTCAGAGGACTAGGTGCTGTGATTCTGAACGGAATTTCCCCTTCCTTAGACTGGATAGCTTTGAAAGAGGTGCCCGTAGCGGACTGCCATTCACCGGACTTAATGTCTTTTTCCTGCTTATTGGCATCCGTCATAAAATCATTTAACTCATCCACGGCATTGTTGATTGCATCATCATCCTTCCGGCTGATAAATTGAACCGGCTCGCCGTAAGTCTGTCCTACTTTGAACTGGACAATCTCATATGCATGGTTTTCAAGGATTTTGTTTGTGATGTCCTCATTAGAAACCTTTGTCCGGTAAAGAACTGGCTGATCTCCTTTGTAGTACCGCCAAAGGTATCTGATAGCTGTTTTATTGCCATAAAAAACACCAATGCACTGTCCAATTATCTTCACCACATTTTCGGCTGTGATTCGTTCAGCGTCCGTATATGCAATTTTTCGTCCGTAATTTCCTTTTACAAGGTCTTGAAAATACATTGTGTTTCTTGCAAAATCCATGTTTTCACCTACATATAAGTAACCCCGGAAGAACAATTTCTCTGCGGGATATCTTTAATTTCTGTCTCTCCATTGTCCACGTAATAGACAACTCGTTTATTGCATTTCTTGCATTTGCCAATCACCGGCATAGAAGAACGTCCATCCCATGTAGCAACTTTCCGGCCGCACCGGGGACAATATATCGTTTTTGGTTTGTATTCCATGTTTTTTCCTCATTTCTGCAAAAGAAAAGAGCACTGCCGTTTCCAGCAATGCTCTCTCTTACCGACGGGAGAAAAGTTTCTTAAAACTTTACAATCATATTGTATACCACTTATTTTTTAAAGAAAATACACGTTTTTATGCTATTTTATGCGTTTTGGTGCAGTTAATCCCCCATGTACAGGTATCCAAACATTTTCTCAAACGTATCAATGGCATTATCGTAAATGAAAAACGTCTGACGCTTTGATTTCTTGATTTCGACGCTAATTACCTTAAAATCTTTGTCCAGCACAAACCGCTTTGCAAGCACATCGTACATATCCGTATCCGGGATCTTCTCAATCTGTCGGACAATCTCCTCTCTTTTCCGGGAAAGAGTCCGTACTTCTGACTCCATATCAGCAATTTTAGGTGCTCCGCTGCCAACAATGTCTTTTGTGCCGGAAGTCTGCACACGTTCTCCGCAGGAGAATGACTGCATCCCGTATATGCTAGCCCGTAGATTCTTGATTTCTTCAATTTTATTCGCAATCATGCGGTCATATCTTTTGATCTGGCCAAGGTAATTCTTTGTCTCCATTACATCCTCCTAAACGGGTTTACCGCTGCTTCTGCTTTTGCCGGCGTTCCTGTTCTCATTTCGTTTTCAAACAATGAAATAGAATCAGGCGCGTCATCATGCTTAACTTTTCCGCTTCTCGTCATGGTTGTAAGTTCTTTCATAAACTTGTAATACTGGCTTTGCCTATCCATTTTTTTAAAATCGCGAAAATAATAATCACGAATGATATTGTCCCTTGCGTTTTCCATTCTTGTTATCTTGTTCGCACAATTAAACTTGAACCTTGCACTGCATCTTCCGCCACGCTCTTTCACGATTTCCATTACATCTCTTCCGAAATATTCTCCAGCACTATTGCTTTCAAATGTGACTGTTTTAACATTATGCTTAATGAGCATATTTGCACATTCCGGTTTTGTGAACTGTGTTCCAGCATTATCAAATACTACATCCACAACATATACTTCATTTCCATATATGTATCCAACCGGCATAGAACAGCTATCATCCCCTTTGTCTGCGCTATCACATGCCGCCATTATTGCATCTGGTTCTCTATCCACTGGAAGTTCTTCAAAATAATTCAACTCATTCTCTGCAAACATCCGTCCTTTTGCTTCAAATGGCTCCTGCTGGAACTCCGCAGCCCACGTTTCTTCCGATACTAGTTTTCGCTCTTTTTGATAATAATCAGTTGTGAATATCTTCCGTAATCCTTTTTTATCCTTACGGTAGATTTCCCAGTTACTTTCGTCCGTAATTGGGTCGAGGGCTGGAATTGCAACTTCTTTCCATCTCCAGCCAAGTTCATCAGCTTTGTTCTGCAATGCTGTAATAGGGTCATATAGGCTGTATTTTGTGCCCTGAATAATAATAGGTGTGCCCTCTAGCCTACGTCCAAGAACATCGTCTGTAACCTTTTCACACAAGAACTCTAATCTGTCTCTATTTCTTGCCTCCTCGTGATTCTTTACACAGTCATCAATATAGACAAGAACATTTGCTTCTGTACATCCTACGATTGCACCATCAATAGGTCTGCAAGTAAATGTCGGAAAAATATTTTTGCTTTTAAGGTCTATTGAAAGATTCTCAGCACTCTTATAACCATCTTTGCTGATTTTTGTTGCTTCAGGAAAAACGCTTAAAAATCTTTTGTATGTACTTTCTGTCTCAAAGCCTTGTAAAAGGCCACCATAAAATCTTTTTACCAGTCCCTCTCCTTTTCCGACTCCAAAAATACTCCCGTCCGGATCTCTCCCGCCCATCATCTGCGCCAGTTTTAGTCCTCCTGTGGTTTTTCCTGTACGTTTCGGCTGCGAAACAGAAAGAAAATCTAGTTTTCCGTCATAAATTTCCTGATATGCTCCTACTACCGGTTTCAAGACTTCTCTTCTTGGAAAATAAAATCTCTTCCATGGATCTTTTTCATCTATTTCGATGTAATAGAAAAAACTATCGACCAAATAGGCAGATTCATACATTAAAACATCATAAAATTGTTGAAGCACTTTGTATGTCGTATCATGTTCGCTTGCATAAACCTCTAAATTTGCAATTCCTTTACCTGTATGTTCTTTAACAAATTGAGCTATAAGCCGTTTTGCCCTTTCTGATACTTTTAACCCATAATCAATATCATGTTCTGTTCTTAATGCTACAGCTACAGCTTGTATGTATGCGTCAATAACCTGTTCATCTATCCCTTTTCTCTCTATGTAATTTTCATATCCGTTTATCGTGGAAATCAGGCTTGAACTTGCCAATCGAAAAGCACCTCCACTTTCAAAAAGCAAAGGTGCTTGTAAGACCTCTGCCTATAATTTTTTCTAGGTTAGCGGCTGAACCAATATTCAGTCGGTAAAGTTTTAATAGAATTTTCTATTTCTCCACTTGTGACATTTGGGGCAGTAACACCGCCATACAGTTACTTTGTATCCGCTGTAGTCAAAGTAACTTTCAACTACATGTGCAAATATCCATTCATGATTGCATAGCAATTGACGCAGATATTCAACAATATGGTTCATTTTACCATCCCTCCCAATGTTCACATGAATCATCTAAACCTCTAAATCCACCGCAGTAGTCAGAATACGCATTGCAACATTCTCCGTCACGATTTATGTAATGCTTGCATGTTGAGCAATACTCTTTGATATTCTTCAAGCCAGAACCAATCATTCCTTCAAGTGTCCAGTTGGTTGACGGAAAATCTTTTAAAATATCAGTGTTAATCTTTTTAGGATTAACATCTGGTTTATCTCCCAAAGTCGTACAATCAATCATTTCCGGCTGGCTTTCCGGTATGCTTCGGCTCTCCAAATCTCGCCACATATCTTTCTCTATGCTCTCAATTACTTCTGCCATGCTCATTTTCTTCACCTACAATTATGTTTCCTAAAGCAAGCAGGAACAAGTAAAACATTCCACTGCCAGCAAAAACCGAATAGATTCGACCGGCAAATTCTCCAAGCCAATACCAAACTAAAACCGAAGCAAAAAGCCAATTCGGAATAAAAAATGCCGTTACGCAGATTGCTCTAAATGCTATTATTGCTTTCTTCATTGTAATAAACCTTAAATCCTTTCATCGCATAACAAGAAACAGCCTTTTTCAACTCCTCATGGGTGGAATAGGTCTCTTTCAAAAGAATAGCCATGCCTTTTTTGCTGATCGCATAAATTCCAAACGGAATTGCTTTGCTCGCAATCTTCAAAACTCCCTTAAACTGCTCGTCGCCCATTTCATACAGGCTGTCTCCAACATTGACTTTCATTGATCCACCAACTTTCTGCCGCAGATAGTGCAGTATTTAATCTCAAATGCCCCTTCTCCGTATTCATTAGCGCTATTGTCATAGCGAAGCGAATAGGAGTAGCCGTGGCAGGTCTGTTCTGCCAATTTTGTTTTACGTATTCGATAAAATTGTTTAACATTTTAAATTCCTTTCTTATATACCTTCCCAGCAGTAAATGAACTAACTGAGAAAAGGAAATGGACAAAAGTCTCATTCAAAGGTGCTGTAGACGTTATCGCATCCATACCAAGCGACAAATGTGCTAGAGTTCCAAGCACAGCAGAGGAAATCTGTGTAGAAATCACTGTAAAAAGAAATGCTTCTACAGCTATAAAATTTTCTCAGTATCTAAAAACTTACGGTGCATATCTTGGTGGCTATTATTATTCCGACAAATATTATGCTTCATATCAATTAGGATATAGCAATAATATTATTTACATATACAAATCATGGCTCAAAGTCGTTGACAATGGAGCTGAATACGATAACACAGATACAGTGCAGGTTGACGTATATTACAGATAAAATCACTTAAAGAACCATACACGATAGTGTCCATCTGTTATATTTTCTCCAGCTGTTAATGTGAAAGAAAATTTCATTCCTTTTCGGACAGGAATCATAGAAGACCACAGATATTTATATGTTCCAGACATTCCTTGACCTTCATATAGATTCATTCCACCAATATTAATGCGGATAAAAGGAGAACCACTTGTTCCTTGCGTTCTTACAGATGCTATGATATAGCCATCTTCTGCTATAGTATAAACTTGATTGTTAACGTCTTTATTCGACGCTATAATTGATTTCATTTTGCTTATATCAGGAATCATTTTCTCAGTTAGTTCATTTACTGCCGTTACGGTTTCTTTGATCTTTTTAGAATTATTTTCAATACCGGCCTCCATATGATTCAGACGGTCTGCATTCAATGGACTGCTGACATTTGGCTTATTCTTCCATGCCTGTTTAACATATTCAACAAATTCACTTATCATGGCTATACCTCCAGTTAGTTAGCACCTGCGAACAGGGACATGCGTTATGATTTTCTGCTGTTTATCGGTAGTGTATCACCCAGCTGTTTACCTGACTTGTATATTTACGCAATACCTTGAGCCGCTACCGTATCTCACGCTCTATTTTATTTCTGCAAAGTGGGGAAGAGAGGAATTGAACCTCCAATGTTTACCACATGGGAACGGATTTACAGTCCGCCGCAACACCGCCAATCGTTGCCGCTTCCCCGAAATTGGAACACCAGGAATCGAACCCTGGACTCTCCTGATATAAGCCGGAAGCTCTACCACTGAGCTATGTTCCAACAATGGCAGGAGTTGGATTTGAACCACCGGTCTCAAGGTTATGAATCTTGCAAGATAACCACTTCTCTACCCTGCGAAAGCCACCGCCCGGAATCGAACCTGGAACCTACTGATTACAGATCAGTTGCTCTTCCAATTGAGCTATGATGGCATAGCATACGCCGCGCAACTGGCATATGCATTTTACAGCTTTATACGTAGCTGCCAACTGAGACAATCTTTCAACGCGCCGCGCATCTACCAAACCGCCTGCTGTGATTCTTTTTGGTGAACTCCTTCACACCAAGGAAACTACCACAGCTAAACCAGAAACCCCACCGAGCCTTGCGACGGCTCTTTAATCAGCTTTCCCCTAGTGGGGAAAGGAGAAGCCAAACAATGGAAAAAAAATCCATTCTGGGGACACCCCAAAGTCCCCAACTAGGCTACCGGGATTCGAACCCGGGATACAGGAGTCAAAGTCCTGTGCCTTAACCACTTGGCAATAGCCCATCACTTTTTGCATCTTTCCTGATGTTCTAACTGGCAGATAATCATTTCTGCTACGTTTTCACGTTGTCTGCCAATTCCATGACCCTGCCGGAACAGTTCGCATTGTAGGACTTCCGAGCAGTTCTGGCATTCATCGTTGATTTCCTTGTTCCCGATTTTCATTCGCAGCACCCTCTTCCAGCTCAATGTATTTTCGGATATACCATCCTGCCTTTTTCACATCTTCCAGTCCGTTTTTCCCACAGTGCCGGTAAAGATACTTGAATGCATTGCAGATGCAGAAATTTTTAACAGCTTCAATGCCCTGTGTTTCCAGCATAACCTCGATGCACTCAAATTTTCCTGTCTCATAATGCGACGGGTGGTTTACATTGTCAGACATTATACGTCCCCCTCTTCCCTGTGAAGTGATCTTTCCACCTCGAATCCGTCTGGATACCGTGCTTTCAGTTTCTCTACATTCATCCGCATGATCTCATCCATTGAACATCCAATAAGCTCGCAGCCAAGAGCAATATACCAACACACATCTCCCAACTCTTTTTTTAGATGTTCTTTGTCTAAGTCATGCCCGTGGTGAATATGCTTTTTTATGATATCTGCACACTCACCGGCTTCTCCTGCAAGTCCTAATCCAACGTTAGTTAAGACTCTGCATTCTGGATTCGCTGTTCTCATTGCTAATCTCTGATATTCACTTCCGGTCATTGCTTTACTCCTTAAGGTCTTTTTCTTTTTTCGGAAATTTGGGGGACTTAGTAGGGCGGTTTTTCCGGTCCTTCCAGACCCCCTCCCCCGTGCTTTCCTGGTCTTTCAACGAGTCGCAAAAGAACAATTTGACGACGCGTTATAAAACTATACAATATATCGTGCTTTTATGTTACTTATTGCACTATATCTAGTTTATCTACAAGTTCTCGCAATTTTTGTTCGTGTCAGGCAGACAGACAGGCTCTTTCTGTCCCAACTGCGGCAGCTGATCCGCCGTCAATGCCTGCGACCTCTGGCGGTTGCTATCTGCTGTATATGGGCTTGCCCAGCCATGCCTCCGGTTGAGTATCGCAATAACTCCAACTGGGTTAGCCTTGCCCGATGCAAGCTTATTTTCCAAGCTTTCCTCGTTGTATTTTTGCAACTTTTTGCAAATCTCCGACCCTACTTGGCTTAGTTGTCTCTGTGGATTATATCCCCAGTCATATATTGTACTATCTGGAATACCTGTTAAATTACTAAATCCTAGTATACTTATTTCTTTTTCATATTTCATGCATATATATATATAATAATCACATACATCATTTACCAGATTGTAATTATATATATAATAGTTACTGATAGGGGCTTTATTGTTAGCCTGTATATTTTCAGTATTTCTGAAATATTCCCGATTCTTAAATACATGCCTATGTACATACATTAGCGCGGCATTCCAGACACTTTGACTTGCTTTTGTCAAATCCTCAATAGGCGGTTTCTGGTTTTCACAGAAGATCTGCAAATACATGTCTATGTCATTTTCAAATATTTCCGGATCCGCTTTGTAATCCTCTACTTTTTCCATGTTCTGCACCTCCTCCTGGGATTTCCGGGAAATAAAAAACGCCCACGAGAAAAGACCTATATCTAATCTCGTGAGCGTGACGCCTCTGTTTTGCTTTCTGCCGTCCTTGCTCTATAACTGCCTGTCCCGTTGCGGCTCTTTGTTCCCTCCTCGGCAATCTGGGAGAACCTGCGGAACCCGGTTTAATTGACTTAATCATATACCACAACTGCTAGAAAGTCAATGTTTTTTTAATCAATATGTTGAGCTACGCGCGCGAAATACCTTTTTTTACGTCAGTAAAAAAAGCATACTTCTTTATTTTTCTTTTTATTCTTTCTTTTATATTTCTTTCTTTTATACTCTCTTTATTTCTCTTTTCTTTGCTTCTTTCTTTTCTCGTTTTTCTCTCTTTTTTCTTTCTTTGCTTTTCTTTCTTGTTTTTCTTTTTCTTTCTTAGCTTTCTTAGCTTTCTGCATCCGCCTTGTTAATACTGGCAGCTCTAGCAGCTTCCTTTTCTTCGTCCTCTTCCGGCATCTGCCCGTCTCTTATGCGCTCTAACTCTCGCAAGAAAACAGCTTTCGCGTCTTCCGGTTCTTCCTCCTGTACCGGTTCTGGCTCTGTTGGCATCTCGTTAGCTGCTGCTTTCTTCTTGGCTTCGTTCTCTGCTACACGTTGCCGCCATATCTTCATAACGTCATCATCTGTCAACGGTTTCTTTTCCGTCTGTGCTTCTGTAGCGGTTGTATTTGCGTTTTTACTGTCCGTTGGTGTATTTGTTGGTTGTTCATGTTCCGGTGCCGTTTCTGATCTTTCCAGATCGTCCAGACGATCAAGAACGCATTGCAGGCAGAAAGCCGCCATGCTCTGACCGCTCAACGTTGTTATGCGTTCCTTTGTTCCCTTCGGTGCCTTGATCTGAATAATGTCGAATTTTGCCCGGTACTTGTCTATTGCTCTTCTCGTGTAGTCCGCTGTATTTGCCATCTTTCGCCCTCCGTAGTATATAAATATTTATATAGCTTTCTTATATAAGCAACTTATATAAATTATTATATATCTTTGTTATATAAATGTATATATAAATTTTTATATAAATATTCATATAAATTGCTATATAACATATGATACAGAATTATATCATCCGGGAATAGAAAAAACCGCCCATTTCTGGACGGCTTAAAAGTTGACAAAAACAAAAAAATATGATATCTTCTAATTGCTGAGTTATTCCGAGTTATTTATAATTTAGAATACTTTCTTTCCTGCATGGTTGCCAGATCATGCAGGATTCATCAGCAGCGCATGGGGTTGTTGTGTGTCGTTTCTGCCCTGCTAGAAACGTTGAGTTGAAAATCCATTATTTCACTAAAAAAGCAGCTAGAAACCGCTGCTTTTTTATTATTCGTATTTACATTTTTTGCCAAGACTATGAATATAATTCATAGTTACTTCTGTCAGCTCGTCATCAGTGCATCCGAGTCCAGAAATCAGATCATAACCCGGGTTGCAATGCGTAGCGCAAAAGTCCACGATTTCCGACCAGTCGCCTGTATTCTGGCTGTATACGCTTTTCCCGGTCGCTTCTGATTCTACGTGAATAGAATACTGTGTCCTTCCCTCGCAGATTCTATAAACCGGCTCGTATCCGTTTTCTTTTGCTTCTTCAAAAGCTTTTTCCAGTTTTTCAAAATTCAATTTCCAGTTTGCCATACTTCCTTCTCCTTTCATGTGGGGCGATTTCTCGCCCCGGTGGTGTTTTGCTGCTTATGCGATCTCTTCAACTCTTGCTTTTAATCGTCTCAGCTCATTTTCTAAACGATTAACCCGGATCATGAGCATTTCTTTCTCGCTGTCAACCTTTAACGCTTCATCAAGTTTGCGGCTCAAGTCTAAATGACCCTCGGCGATTATTTTGATATTCTTGTTCGTCTCGTTCTCCAGCGTCAGCTGAATGTCAGTAACTTTATCATTCAGCTTTTTAAGCTCCTCAAGAATCATCTTTGTTTCTTCTGTCATGTTTTCGTTCCTCCTTTTTTCTATTGCCTTTCGACAATATTATAATAGCACTTTAGTGCTTAATTGTCAACACTTTTTAGTGCTTAATTTTATTTTTTCATTCTATCCATTTTATCAAGTTCTGACAGAATCAATTCTCTAGCAAAAGAACTTGTTTTCAGTCCATATGAGTTTATTCTGTCAATCGTTCCTTGTGGAAGAATTACGTTGATTCTATCTTTGTTTTTCATGCATTTTTTCACCGCTTCACGGTTCTTTATTGCTTTTTCTTCTGCTGTCATTTCCGGCATTTGTTCAATCCTCCTGTTTCTGTTTTCCTTATTATAGATGCTTTTTCTCTTAATTGTCAATACTTTTTTAGTGCTTAATAATTATGCACAAAAATCTTTTTATAGTTAGTGCTTAATTTTGTTTATTTTGTCAATTGCAATTAGTGCTTAATTTGATATAATAAAACCATCAAATAAAGAACCGGAGGAAAACAAAATGGTAAATATTAAAATTGAAAACGGAAAAATATATTCCGAGTCATTCGGAAACACGGATGTATTCGAGATCGTCGGAAGAATCCCGGCAAACTTCTTCGTCTGGAATATTGGCGAGAACATGGGAACCCATGACTACATCCCGTTATGCGAAGACCTGCACCCGGGAGATAAAGAAAATTATGAAATCAATACGGCAACTCTTAAAGCTGTAAAAGTCACCCCGGAGGAATGGGAAAAATTAAACGATGCCGCGAGCGTTGGAGTTAATAGCCTCCAGACGGCAGCCAAGGCATTAAAAAGCAAAAGGCGCGGCTACTGGGGCGACAGAAAAAGAGCCGCCGCAGAGCTTACAATTGATATCTTTCGGAGAATTTTCAAATAGTCGAAACCGCCTCCGGGCGGTCTGTAGGAACTGCCCCACCTGCACCGATGAGACAGGGCAAAACGATGAAAGGAAGGTTGACATTATGGAATTTATGGAGAAATTGCAGAAACAAAAAGGAGAAGCTAAAGCCGCTTACATTAAAGCCCGTAACGAATGGGCAGATACTAGAACAGCCGAAAATATCAATGGCGACTTTGAAAAATGGAAAGTCTTATGTGATAGAAAAAGGGATTGCATGAGATTAGGAGTAATCATATAACAAGCCGAAACGCTCCAGATCGGAGCGTCAGCCGTGGGACAGCCTCCCGGCTCTGAAGATGGCAGGCTAGAAAGGGAAAATATGAAAGATTATATGAAGGAAATGAAGTGGGCTCTTGTTAATATCGTGGACAGATCAACGCAAGACGACCGCCGGAGCAAAGTAAAGGTTGAGGCACTTTTCCAGAATCCGGTGCAAGCAGAAGATAACTATATCATCCGCAATCCGGAACACAAAAGATATATCCTTTTTGTTGATTATATGGAAAGATTTGAACGTTACTACAACGACGTTCAGGATCTCAATGAAGAATATGGAGATCACGCAATTTTCCACCTTGAAGAAATCAGTCAGGGTTACGAATGGGATACCAAATTCAGAACCATTCTTGACATCTGGACAAGTACAGAACTTTAACGGAGGGTTCAAACATGGGCGACGTTATTTTCTGGCTTGTGATCGGCTACGGTCTCCGGTACACCTGGGAGATCATAACCGGAAAAATTGAAATTTAGCAAGTGGGCGGCTTTATCCCGGTTCGAGTCCGGGACTTGCTTTTACCCGGATTCCGGGAAAAATTGAAAATATGGAGGAAATGAAAATGGGAAAAACAAATATTGATATGTGGTATGGAGACAAGCCGGAGCAGGTGACAGGATTAGACATATATTTTAATGATTTAGGCGGGTTTTATTCCGGTAATCTTCGCATTTTTGGGAAAATTGTTGGTGATTATTACGCCGACAGCGTGCAAGACATAGAAAAAGCATTTCCGCACCTTGCAAAAGATATTGAAAACTGTTTGAATTAGCCGTCGCATAGGATGCCCGCCGGATCACTACCGGCGGCGGTTTTATGAAATTGAAAAGGAGAAAGAAAACATGAAAGAAAATAACTATGTTTTGCACACAAAAACCGGCGTTGAGCTTGTGACAGAATCACAGGCAATCAACAACGCACTGGAGCAGGAAAAAAGCGGAATTTCTCCGCGTTATGCGTTCCGGGATTATAAGACCGGCGAAAACTTCACGCCGCCAGGCTGGCTTGTATGGTCAACCTCTGCGGACGGGTGCGGGGTTGTTTACCGTCGTTCAGATGGGAAAATGATAGTTACAACCGGCTTTCCCGGTGATTTCTGCATTATATAGGGTGGATTCTGTCCGCCCTTTTTCTGATACCTGGATGCAGTCCAGTATCAGAATTGTACATTGACAACTTAATACAGCGGGCGAAGTCTGCCCAGATCGCAGCAGATCAACGGGGATACTATGCCCGGACGAAAAAAGCCATTGACGTTTTCGGTGCTCTTGGTGTACGATTATAATATTATTTTATCCCTGTACCGGTTCCCGGTGATTCTCTGCCAACAAAGCAGGAATCCGGGAAACAACCGGGAAAATTAAAGCTTGATTATTTGCCGCATTGCACCGGAGCAAAGCCGGAGACCATCGAGGCCATCCTTCTCACCTTCCGTGACAAGAAAATTCCAAAAAATTTTTCGCAAAATTTCACCACTTTTTCACCGACCCTGTAACCGATTTTTGGATGAAAAAATGAGATATAGGGGGGTATTAAAATCTTCTAGAAATTTTCCGCGCAAACGGAAAAATTTTTTTGCATTTTTATGCAAATTTTCTGTTCAGACTTCCCATCAAATCGTCCAGTAAATAAATCAAATCTGTTCCGTAAAGGCTCACCCAGTCTGCCAGATATTCTTCCTGCTCCATTGGCATATGTATGTTGAAAGAAAAGCAGAAGCAATGGCAAAGTTCGTGTGCCGTCACACGGCGCAGAAATGCCCCCTTAAGCCTGTTTGACAGGTAAACCGTAGAAGTATTGGCATCTGTCACCCCAACGCTTTGTGAGCCGTCAGAGCGTGTTAGGAATGGACTTGTAACTGGAACAAATTCTATGTTCCAGTTTATTCCATTGATTTCAAACATAATTGCACCTCAAAAGGGTGATGCAAAACCGCACCACCCTGCACTTTTACTGGATTTTCTGCATGATAACCTGCATTTTTTGCTTAAGAAGAGCTTTTTCCTCTGATGATGCATCAGAAATCACTTCCGCAATGTCAGAACCGATCTCACGCATGTACTTTTCCAACTCTTTCATTTTGTGTTCCTTGTCTTCTGCCGTATTGCCACGGTGAAGTTCTTTGCTTTCGGTGTAATTACGCTTTGCCATATCATACCGGCTTTCCATGTGGTTGCCAGAGTCAGAACTCATAGACGGCTCGGTGTAGTACATTCTGCCAGATCCTCTGTCCATATCCCGGTACTGCTCCATGTTCCGGTACATTTCCGGTGTCATGTGGTAGTAAGGCGGCTCCTCATAGCCACGACGGTATGTTCCGCGTCCTTTCGGTGCAAATCTTCCATCTGCATACCGGTAATGATCGTAAAACTTCCGTCCATCTCCATAACGGTCAAGCATTTCCATTACATCTTCTGCATCAAATTCCTGCATGGCTTTTGTCAGCTCCCGATAATACATTGCTTCCGCCAGATCTTTCATCATGTCTACGACCTGTCCCATCTCGGAAGTATCAATATTTTCGATTCCGGCATCAAACTGCTTCTCGGCACATTCAGCCAACTTTTCAATCATGCAATACATTCTCTTAACATCCATAGCTTTTACGCCTCCCTCGTTACAACGATATTGGCATTTGCTACGTCAATAGCCTGCGTACTGGTATTTTCAACCGCAATGTTCACGCAACATCCTGCCGGTACATCTACATAGATTCCAGCGGACACGTTGTTATACTGCGATACTGCTGCCGGAGTGGAACGCATTTGAGATGAAAGAACCGGTTCTCCACTAATTGCGATTGCCAGAGAAATTTCACCTGCTGTTCCACCTGCCGGTACTGCGATATTTGCGGAAAAATCCACAAAATATCTTGCACGGCACTGGTTAGTAAGTCCTCTTAAAGTGATGATTCCGGAACCTTCCCGGTGTTTGATGCAGTTTCCTGCTTTTACCGCTGTGTTTGAAAAAACCACATTTCCGTTCTGTGCTACTTCCTGCGCAGCTACAGTTACAAATTCAGCCATAATATTTACCTCCATAAATGATAAGGGCAGACCGTTAAGCCTGCCCTGTGTAATTCTGCTATGCAGACATAACCTGTTTGGTTAAGTTACAATTATTCCGTTGTCAGCATCCGCAGCCTGCGTTGCATCCGCAACCTGCATAACCATAAAGGTTAGATGCCGGATATGATGGAACCGGTGTCGGACGTACCGCATCAATGATCTGCTGTGTCTGAGCAGACATTGCAGTGGTGAGCAGTGCGCTCTGGCGATCCTGAGAAGCTGCTTGACGAAGAGCATTATTCTCTGACTGAAGAGTAGAGATTTTCTCCTGGCACAGATAGTCAAGGATTGCACGGGTTCCTGCATTCTGACTGTCGATGATGTCTCTGGTGTTGCTGTTCATTGTGTTCTGCAAAGCGCAGGTATTCTGTGCCATGTTGTAGTTTACACCCTGAATAGCTTCACGGTTTTCGCAGCAGCAATTTGCAATCTGTGCCTGCAATGCATTGGTGTTCTGCATATTAGCAATGGTATCTGCATTGATTGCCTGCTGGATTCCAAATCCGGTCTGCATGATGTTTGTGTTGATTCCATTGAATCCGGTAAGCATACCGTTATTCACGGCATAAAAACCATCACACAGTCCATTAGAAATTCCGTCAAGTTTGCTGATAACCGCCTGATTATCAAAACCACGCTGGATGTCTGCCTGGGTAGCTGCTGTTGCTACATAACCACCGCCGTTTCCTCCGCCAAATCCTCCCCAGCCGTTGTTTCCCCAGCCAAAAAGAAGTGCGAATACGACGATGATCCAGAGCCATCCTCCGTCTCCCCATGCTCCACCGTTTCCGTAACCACCTGTGTTAGCAGGCATTACCGGCATCGTAAAAGGTGTGTTGTTGCCATTAAACATATTAGATTTACCTCCGTAAAATATATTCATAAAGAGGTTCCCTAGGTTTTGTGCACAAACCTCTAATATGCTATCAAAGATTAAATTTGCTTTTTATCTGCTGCATTACTTCATCTGCATTCAGACCTTTTTCTTTGCACAGGTTTCTTGCCATCTGCTCAACTCCCTGTGCATCCCCTTTTTGCATAAGTTCCACAGCATTTTTAGCCATTGGATTGCTCATGATCTGGTTGTTTCCCATAATGTTTTGCATAAACTGCTGTGGATTTTGAAACATCTGCATTAAATTCATCGGATTCATTCAGATTCACCATCCTTTTTCACTGTGGCAGTTCTTCCTTTTGTTCCTGGTCTGGCTATTGACAGTTCCAACCGGTCAATCTTTTCGGAAAGTTCGTTGAAGCGTCTCTCAAATACCTCTGTGACGTTCTGTGCGAGTCCAGAAGCCATTTTATCTGCGTCAGCCTGTACTTCTTTGTGTGTATTTGGTTGAACCGGTTTATAGGTCAATGTGCGTATTGTTCCATCAGCACACCAACTTTTAACATAGATTTCTGATAAGTCCTGTTTTGGGAAGAAAGCTGCTGATCCATCCATAGGCACACAATCAGCTGTCACGTTTTCAATTGCCTGCACGACCATTCCGTTAAGTCCCCTTTGCATCTGTTGCACCGGTGGAGTCTGTTGCTGAACCTGCTGCACCGGAACTTCCGGCTGCTGAAATCTCGGCTGCATATACGGAATGTAAGAATTTACACCGTACTGTTGCTGGCCATACGGCATCTGTGGATACATATTATTCTGATACGGAACCGGCATCTTCCTTTACCTCCTCTAAAACTTCCTCGATTGCATGAATGACTTCGGATTGTGTCTGTAGATCAAGTCTCTGCAATTCTTTCCGGGCAAAAATCTTTTCTAAAATTTCATCTGAAAACATTCTTTTCTCCCTCCTTCTGCTTACATTTTGGCATAAAAAAAGAGAAGAAAATTTTCGTTTTCTTCTCATAATATTCTCATTCGCATAAGGCTTTTCTATGTACCATTTATGTACCAATTTATTAAAAAATATAAATAATTATAATGGAATACGTGAACA